TGTCTGAAGATGGGGAATTTTATGATTGAGAATTTTGAACTTGGCTACACACCGGCAAACCTAAAAGCCCTGCGCCAACAGTACGGACTAACCCAGCAGAATGTTGCCGATATAACGGAATCAACGCTGAAAACCGCCCAAAAATGGGAAACAAGCCCAAATATGAGTAGCTACGCCAACATGCCTCACACTAAATGGCTGAAATTGTTGGAATATGTTGAGAATATCAAGCAACCGTCAACATAAAGTTGACAGTTGAAATAAGAATAGTAGGAAATAGAGGTTTAAGAAAGGGAAATATTCAATTTCTTGCCCAGTTTGGCGGCTGCCTGAGATATTGGCAGTTTTAAAATGATTGCGGAAGATTGTTGGATTGGATATAGTGTAAATTTACCATAACTACATGAAATAACGCTATATTATGTTCTCATTCTTTACGGTTAAAGCCAAGAATACAAAAGAAAAAGTGCTGTTGGAAATTGACGAGTTAGAGAAAGTGTTAAAACTTTCCAAGAAACTGACCAATAAGCAAATTGGGAGATTGGCTAAATACTTGCGGAAACACCCGCCTGCCGAACGGTACAATTTGATTTATGCCGATATTCAGCAGGCTTTGGCAACCGATGAAACCATTCCTAGCGATTTTAATGTTAAATCGATTCAGGTAGAAATGAGGATTGCCAAATTTCGTGCCGGGGAAATGGTAAGTCGGGAGAAAAGCAAAAAGGCAGGGATTACACATGTCTCTATTACCTTCACACCGGATATGGAATATTGTGAAACAGCACAACAATACCGCAAAAAATATGATGGCAAGGTCGTGAAACTGGGAAATGCCCCAATATTTCCGCTGATTACCTGCTATAACTGCAATAATTGCACTAGATTTGTATTGGTGAAACCACTTATCAAAGGATGGGATTATTGAGCAACCAAACCCCTTGCATTTGCAGTGGGTTTGTTTTATATTCCTACTAACGAGGCGTCGAAAACCTCTACTAGAACGGCATTCACCCCGTCAGTGTGAATTTTTTACGTCCATAGTTTCCTTAGTGTTTTGCTTCGATAAAGGTTTCCTATGGCCGCGAGGGTTGTGAATACAATACCCGCAAGGGGAATAAGCACGGCCTTTTCTAGTAGGTTTTCGAACCTCGCGGCCGCCCGTTTCGGGCAATTTCGAAACTAAACTAGGAAACCATCATGAACAATTCAGTTCAATCTTTTAATTTCAACCAAAACCAAATCCAAGTCATCAACAAAAACGGTGAAGCGTGGTTTATCGCTTCAGAGGTTGCCGCTATGCTGGGCTACCGTGATTCATACAATATGACCCGTATCTTGGATAACGATGAAAAGGGTACTCATAATGTGAGTACCCTAGGCGGAAACCAAGATGTATCGGTTATCAACGAAAGTGGTTTTTATCACGCCGCCTTCAAGTCCCGAAAACCTGAAGTCAGACCATTCCGCAAATGGGTAACATCTGAAGTCCTGCCCACCATCCGCAAAACAGGCGGCTACCAAGTCGGACAAAAAACCACCGCCGACGACCGTACCGGATTGCGCCAAGCCGTTGCCGCGCTTGTCGGACGCAAAGGCATAAGCTACTCCTCCGCGTACAGTATGATTCACCAACGCTTCAACGTCGAAGCCATCGAAGACATCCCCGCCGAGAAGCTGCCCGAAGCCGTCGCCTATGCCCACGCGCTGACCCTGCACACAGGCTTGACAGGCGAAGTGTTGGACGCACCGCCCAAAGCCGAGCCGAAACTACCCATCGACGACAACTCTTTAGCCGACATTGCCGCTATGGTTTATTACGGCGCATGGATGATTGAATTAGGCAAAGAAATCTCCGCGCCGCTCAAACAGCTTGGCAACACACAGGCGATTACGATGTGGTCGATTTGGCACGATACCCGTTCACGCCTGAAAAGAACCGTCGCAGCCCTCGAAGTGTTGCGGGGATATGCGGACAAAGACACCTCCGACCGCATGGCCTTATGTCTTAACGGCATTCACATCTAGGCTACGGTAAGGTAAACAGAAAATGCCGTCTGAACAAGGCTTCAGACGGCTTCTGCTTTATTTAATAGTGTCCACTAGCGCCTTGTGCCGCGCCTTACAGTCATTGTACAAGCCGATGACTTGCAACGACCACGGCAACACATCCGCGCCTGTACCGCCCTCAAGTTTAGGCAGATTAGGGCATGGCTGCACAAGGTCGGCCGGCGGTTTAATTGCCGTCTGTAATGGCTGAATTGATGACTGACAACCCATCAGAATCAATGCAGACGTTACGAAAAACAGGCTTTTCGACAATCTTTTGGACTTGCACATAACGCACCCTTTCCTTTTCTTCTCGCACCGCTTTGCCCGACTGATACGCGGCGGACGATTCGCGGTCTTGCTTCGCCTTTTCAATCGCGGAATCTTTCAGACGGCCTGAAATTTCCGCCGCCATTGAATCACGTCCGCGCTTGTATTGGGCGGCATGGTCGTATTGCCACGCGCCCACAATCAGCACAAAACAAACCGCGATCAGAATCAGTTTCCAGTTTTTAAGCAGGCTGTTCATAAGTTTTCAACATCGCTTTCGGCAAATTCAAACGCTTTAAAATCGGCGTTTTCGCCTTCCTGTTTGCGCTTCTCTTCCCATTCGGCAATACGCGCTTTCAGAAATTCGACAGGATTCATGATTACTCCTTATACGTGCAAGCCCGGCAAATAGACAGTCTTACCGTTCTTCTTGGTTGCTGTCATGATTTGGTTACGCATTGGGCTATTTCGGCGAAAACCTACATGCACCCACGCGCCATCGCCACGTTCAGGAAACTCAAGAATCAACTGGTCAAAGGTCAGCTTACCCTCGTCCCGCATCTTGATTAAGAGTTTCGCAAATGCCAAAGAGGTCAAGCCAATAGCATCACAGTCAGCCGCTAAGCCGAAACGATGGGCTGACGTTGGACTACCGCCTACCAGCTTATTCACGCGCTCACTGCGAAAGCATGAAGTAACGATGATTCCGCGGCCAACATAGGCGCGGATTTTCTCAAGCTGTTGCGCCGTGTAATAGATGTTGTCCATCTCGGCAGATGATGGCTTGTTCTCAATACCGGCACGGCGTGCAGATTCGCTGCGCGTCAATTCTTTTAAACTAAAGTGTTCAGTGATTTGCATTTTCTTTCTTCCATTAAAAAAGGCCGTCTGATTTCAGACGACCTGTTGTTACTCTTTACTATCGATAAATTTGTCAGCCGTTTTCTTCGCCCACTTCTTCATCATTCCAGGGGCTAAGGTCTTGACGGTATCCATCGCATGACCTGTCAAAATGCCGACAAACGCGCCGGCAATAGCGCAAGTCCAAACCTGATTAACCATCAAAAACCGTTCCACTACCGCCGCCGCTGCCACTGCCGATACAACCGCCTCAAATACGCTTGAGACAATCTTGTCGTGGTCTTTGATACTCGACCACGCGCTGCCGACAATTCCGCCCCCTATGGCAAACAAGTAGCCAAATTGGAAAAAATCCATCATTCCCCCTTTAGGCTGTCTTTCAATTTTTCGCCCGAAAACAAGAATTTAAGTGAGTTGTTACCGGCCAAAAGGCATAAAAACGACAGAATCGGCGGTATTACCATGCCCGTATGAGCAGGCGGAAACGCTCCCCAAAACGCCTGAGCGGTCAGATACCAAATAAACGCCGACACCAGCAACAGATAGCCTGAAAAGACGTTTCCTCGGTACGTCTGCCAGTACATTGCCGCCAACTGTAACAAACCGATACCGCCGAAAACTGGAATCAAGATAGATTCGGGTATCGTTTTGAATTTGTAATAGATAGGCCAGTTATAAATGTCCACCGGCGAAAACGCGAAAACGGCGGCATAACCAATCATCGACAGCCCACTGGCAAACTCGACAACGCGCGTTCCCGTACCAAAAAGCCACTTTTGAAAACGTACAGGCAGAAAACGCCATTCCAACACATATTTAACCCATTTCAATGAGTTACTCATTTTTCCAATCTCCAAAGAAAAAGGACTTTTTGATAAATTTGTCAAAAAGTCCGTTTACAAAAAAAGGCCGTCTAAATGACCTATGCCAGTTTGCCAGTTACAGCGTAGTGAATCGTATGAACGTCTGCACTAAAGTAGTTTGACCGACAGGTAAAGCCATTTTTATCTACGGATAACAGATACAGGAAACGGTTTTCACCAGCGCCCATCAATGCGGGCTGGCCGTGAAGCGTTGGCGTTTCCGCAAACTTCGCCTCAAACTTGACCGTCTGAATCTGTTGAGCGTTGACAGTAACAGGCACGGTGCGAATTTCAGTGTGAAGTCCGTTATTACCGCCTCCACCAGCAGGCAGGACGAAATTCAAGACGGCCTCTGTCGCCGTTCCGGTGTTGGTTACGCTCGCCGTCTCGCCTGTCGTTACAGCGCCAATGGTTACAGTCGCCGATTTACCAGCCGCACCAGTGTCGCCCTTTGCGCCTTTGAGAGAGGCTAACCATTTTTCTTTAGTACCAAACCACAACTCACCTCCCGCAGCCTCAAAGGCTGATTCGCCATCTCTGCCATCTTGGCCACGCTCCCCATCATGCCCTTTCAAACTTGCCAGCCATTGCTCTTCATCGCCTACATAGCCATTCGCAACCGCGATTTCATAGGCAGATTTACCGTCTTGCCCACGCTCGCCGGTATCTCCTTTTGCGCCAATTAAGGATTTTAAAAAACCATCAACGCCGTCAAGCATAAACCTATCATCACCGCCTGCAAGTTCGTAGGCTGATTTGCCATCCGCGCCATTTTTCCCAGCTAGCCCATCAAGGCCGCGCAAGCTCTTCAACCACTGGTCGAGATTCCCAGTAAAGCCGTTTTCAAGAGCAAGTTCATAAACGGATTTACCGTCCACGCCTCGCTCACCTGTATCACCTTTCTCGCCTCGCTCACCTGTATCGCCTTTGAACTTGGCGAGAAACTCCCCAAAAGTGCCAGTGTATCCAAGCTCTTTTTTGGCGCGGTCGTACAAATCTTGCCCAGCGCCTTGAGCAATGGCGGCTTCCTTAACATCAATCTCAACGGACGGCGTTTTGTCTGACAGTGTAAATACATATTCCGTCATAGTGTTACCACCTCCAGTAAGCAAATTTCGCCACGAATCAGCGTGTGCCGTGTCGATACGTTCAGAATGTCGTATTTAGCACGTCGCCATTTCGCATTTTTGGAAAACTCAGGCGGAAACTCCAGCGTTAGGACGTTTTCGTCCACTTGGATATTCGCCGTAGCCTCTAACTTCTCGCCGGTGCTTGGCTCGACCATCATTTTCAAATTAGCGGTCGATAAATCAAAAGGCTTACCGTCCGCCGTTACCGTTACTTCAAACCGCCGTGCATTTCCGCGCGGTATCTCGATGTTTATAATCGGTATTTCCGCTTTGATTTTAATCATAATTCCCCCTTTTAGGGTTTTTGACAAAATTATCAAGAAGTCCGTTTACGAAAAAAGGCCGCCTGAAACGGCCTGTTATATATCTCTCTTAAAAAATTACATTTTGCTTTGTGACACGATGGCGGCAAGGTCGTTCGGTGACCATCGCCAGCCTTCGGGGAACCCTAGGGATGTCGCACACCATTCGCTGCAGAACCAGCGGCGGCGGTTTTGCGGCAGCCCGAAGGCGATACCCAACGCGCCCATCAGGTCGTAGCCCTGCCCCTCGGTGGCCGCCCATACCCGCTGAAGCTGCTCGTGTGCTTCGGGGGTAGAGGGCAGCGGGATCAGGTCCCATTTGGCCTCAGGCAGCGGCATCACTTTACAGCGTACGCCGCTGTCCCGGATGGAGGCGGAGTAGCAGGTATAAACCGATGCCTGCGGATGCTCGTGCACCGCAATCTCGCAGTGGCTGTACCGGCCGCGGGTGAGGGCGCGGGTAATCCAGTCGGTCGACCTTGCACACCATACGCGCCAGCCGGAGCCGTCGCGGCGGCCACGGTAGAGGGCGAGGTAGATTTGCTGTTCGCTCATTTGTCGGACTCCTCAAGTTCGGCGGCTGGCTGCTCATCAAAGTTTGTCGTCCAGCCGTCGCTATAGTCGTATTCCAGTGGGTGTTCGGCTTGGAGCATGGCGGCTTTATGGCGCTCGGCATTGGCAAAGTTGGCTTGTTCGTTATCGTGCATGGCTTGCATGATTTCACGCAGCAGTTCGGGAGTGAGCTGCAAGAAGCTGTTGTCCATCGTTTTCCAGTTGATGGGCTTTTTAAAACCGCCCGTTACAGTTTCGAGCGCCAAAGCCAAATATTGCAGGCGCGTGGCATCGTCGGTCTGAAACCACTTGCCGACGGATTCGGCGTACACCCCGTGGCGCAGACTGTCGTAGCGTTTTTGCTTGATGCGCCCCCACATCTCATCTTGCTGTTCAGCTTTAATTTGTGCGGCGACGGCGGGGAGTAATACCCACGCCTTCGCTTTGGCATCCCATGTTTGATGCTCTTTCTCGCGTGGGGTAAAGGTCAGTTCGTCAGGCAGTTCGCCCACCTGTTCAATTTGCACTGCTGCACCGTCTGCCGTGCGGTAGGCCGTCTTGCCGCGATGGTCTTCGATGAAGTCCCAGCCTTCGCCGTTCCAGCGGGCGGCTTTGCCTGCGCTGATTTGAGGCGGGTCGGTGTCGATGCAACCGGCGGGAATCAAATAGCTGCCGTCGCGTGCCATGATGTCCAGATCGGCTGTGGTTTGGCCGATGTAGAGATGGTCGGCGTCAAGTTGGCAAACGGGTTTTGTCCATTGGATGTTTTGGGTCATTTTTTTTACCTTTCTAAACGGTTTAAGGCGGCTTATGCCTTGATACATGCGAGCAGGGCGATATTTCTGGGACGGGTTTCAATGCCACCAGCCGGGTCGGTTTGGCCGACAGTGTCGACCGATACGGTTGACGGACTGGAACCCCTGTCGGTGTCGGACATGCGGTTGACACCGATGCCGTGGCTGTGGCTACGAAATTCATCCGCCTGCCATGAGCCTAAGACGCGATTTCTATCAATGGCCCTGCCGTCATCCCATGATCGGATAAATTCGCCGCGCAAGTCGGGCAAATTGAAAGTGGTGCGTCCGTCACCACGGCCGTAACGTTCACCGATGGCGGCGAACAGGTTTGCATAGACGGTACGGGATACTGCCGCGCCGTTTGCTTTTAACCATCCAAATGGTGGGACATCCTGGGCAAAGTAGGCGACGGCACCAACGGGGACTCCTACATTCATCACGTTGTTATCGACACGCGCAACCAGTCCGGGGGTATCCCAACCAATGGCAATTTGGTGATTCTGTCCGCCCAAGCCCACTGCGCCTCCGCGTCGGATACTGTTGTCGTAGGCGGTTTTGACGGCTTTGGATGTGGCAAGACGGTCGGAACTGTCCAGATTGACGGCATCGGATTTGTCGGACATAAGGGCAATTTTGACGTCACTGTATGTCAATGTGCCGTCGTCCTTAAGTTGCAGATATTTGTTGCTCTTCGAATTACGCAAATAAATATCTGCTGGGCCGGTATGTATATCGGCAGATTTTTCATTGCCAGATACGGATAATCCTCCGTTAAATACGGCTTTTGATGTAAAGGTTTTGACACCGCCGATTTCTTGGGCACCTCTAGTTTTGACTGCGCCGTCGGCCGCGCTTTCCGCTGCCACCGCCTTGTCATACGCGGTTTTGACGGCTTTGGATGTGGCGGCCATATCTTCACGGTCGCTATTAGTGGCGGATGAGAGTTGTACGGAACCAGCCTGTGCCGTGCTGGCTTTCAGTCCTTTGCCCGCGTGTATTGCCCATTTCCCTGTGTTATTGCCACTGTTCGGGTTGTGGGTGTTGGCATCTACCAAGCTGATATATTCGGTATCTAGCGTGTCGTTGATAAGCACCGAGCCTTTGGGATAGCCGCCGATGGCGTCGCAAAAGGTTCGGTCGAAGCGGTAACGCCCGCCTTGGTTTTGCCAAACGGTGTGCGCGCTGATTTCATACAGTACGCCGTTCATGTCTTTCCCGCTTGGCGGTTTGCCACCGACGGAAATCGGGGTCATGGTGATGCTTGGAAATCCTTCGGCATAGGTGGCGGCTTCCTGTGCCAGCCCACCGTTGCGTTCGGCAGGAATGTTGTTTTTCAAGCCATCTGAAGCCCAAGGCTTGGACAGCAGTTTCGGTTGCGGCATGGTTTAAACTCCCATAAAAAAAGCACCCTCGCCGAAGGGTGCTAGATTGGCTTCGATGTAGCCGAAGGTTTTATCTACCTCCGGTTCGTAAAAATCCAGTAATACTCCGCTTGGGCGGGGCAATAAATCGCTTTGCCGAATAATCGCCCGCTCCGTCGGCAGTAATAAGAACTCAAAAACATAACGGGCGGCCATTGTGCCGTTTTTGACAAAATACGCCCTCCCGCGTTTCTCAAACATGATACTGAGCAGCCGGTTGATATTGGGGGCGGAAGCGTAAGTGATATTGCTCATGGCTTTAAGCATAATCACGCGACGGTAGGCATCATCGTCCAAGCGGTATCGCCGCTCCAAACCTTCGCCTACACTCCATACACCGTTATCAAACGGAGTACAGCCCTGCTCAAAGCCGATGTATTCGTCTTGTGCTCTAATCATGACTTCTCGTTCGATACCGACTATCCTCCCCCAAATATCCAAGCCGTAACCCTTTGCCGTTTCGATGTTCCAAATATCACGGTAAAACTCCATTACATCGGCCCGTGGATCAATACACTGGTTAAACCGTTCAATCATCCCGCAAATAATCGGGCTGTTGGCGTATTGGCTGATGATGGTTTGCTGAAGATTACGCATCGGGTACAACCTCTATATTCTCTGCCACGATAGTCGGGTACTGATGGATTCCGACTTGTGCGCTATTGCCCATGCTTCCCCTTGCCAGCCCGACCTCTATATCGGTTACCTGTGCCGACGTTAAGGCGCGCGCAATGTGGCAGACATAACGCATGGCATAAATCCGCCCGCCGATACCCGTCTTTTCCACCCCGTTAAATGCTTCTATAACGGCCTTTCTGACTACATCCTGATAGCCGATGACTGCATCTTTCCCAACTCTGATGCGGAAATAAACAGGCACGGGGGTTGGGCGTGTAAAACTGACCTCGTAAGCCGGTTTCGGGTCTGTGTATGTTTCATCATGCACGGTCACGGTTGTATTGCCTGTGAAATCACATCCGCAACCTGCAAAGCGCAAGATGGTTTCGGCTATCTGCCTGTCGTCGCCGCCGACAACGGCAACATAAATACTGTGGGGCTTGATGGCCTGCCCGTTGTGCGTTTCCACTACTGATTTCGGGTTATCGACCACATACACATCAATCACCCCGTCAAGCTGTGCGACGTTGGAATACACGGACTGCGGCGTTCCATGCGCATTTGCGGCTACCGACTGCTGCCGGCGGCGGCGGAAATCCGCGCGGCTTTCCAATTCCCTTCCCGGGACGGCGGGGCGCGGATTATTGACGCGATCAAGCCCGGTAATTGTCCTGACAGGTTGGTTTACCGTATTGGCGGCGGCCGTCACCACGCCGGCGGCGGTAAAAATACCCATCCCCCTGCCACCTTTCAAAATAGAGGATTCATCCCTCAATATCCATTGCACGCCTTGTGTGTCCAATACGGCGAAACCTTTAGGGATGATTGTTCCGACAAGGCCGATAAACTCACATTCGACTGACGAATCCACGGCTTTTTTCCGCTCCAAAAAATAGATTTTGGCAATCGCATCCTGCATGATGCCGTCTGCGTAATCGGGGTTAACCTGATTCATCAGTCGGGCCAATTGGTTGTCACGGTCTGCGATAATCGCCGTCAAAGAAGAGGCTAATTGACCTTGAGGCGTATCAAGGTTTAGATTCAAGTTACCGCCAAAAGCCTGATTGAAATCAGCCAACACACCCTGCAAAATATCGTCCTCGCTTGGAACGACAACGCCAGTGCCGGTAATCTCAATAGCAGGAACATTCGTTTTAAATCTCATAATTCCACCGTATGCGTTTGGTTATTTTCGTCCTTAAATGTTACATTCCCACTCAATCTGCGATCTGAGATTTGATGAACAGATACGGCAACATCTTTCACGCCGTCAACGCGCAATGCCGCCTCTTCCATACGGTGCTTAAACAGTGCAAATGAGTGAGGCCGTCCAAGAACCTCGTCAAAATACGGAACGCCTTGCTCCGTGTCGTAATACAATTCTCCATCAAACAACCTAATCGCATTTGCAACGCTCTGCGCGGTCGAATAGGGCTTTTTTGCGATTGCAATATCGCCGTCAGTCGTAAGCGACAAATCCCAAGATGCAGGGTCAAGATAAAGAGTATCCATGCTTTCCTTTCAAGCTTAATCCACTGGACTACCGCCGTTCGTATGGTTAACCAGCGACTTACCACCGCCAACAACATCAACTTTTGATTCAATCTTACCGTCTGTCGTCAGGTGGCCTGAAAACGAAGCCGCACCGCCGCCCGTTTGCGAGAAGCTGCCGTTCTGCGTGGTGTTGCCATTAATCTGCACGGTCGGCGATTTGATTGTCGTTTTCGGAGCTTCCAGTTCGATACCAGTAGGGGAAAAGATTTTGATTCCACCGCCTGAAAACATGATGTATTGGCTTGGTGTTCCATTCAGGAAGCCGCCAAAATAAAGGCCGTCTGAATAATCAAAACGGCGTTTGCTTTGCGGTGCTGAAGCTGATTTATTTGCCTTTACACTGGAAATATCACGGCTGCAAAAACCGCACATTCCAATATCTCCGACTTGAGGGTCAATAACAACAGCATTGCCACCGCCCTGCAAGCGCATATAAGGCACGTTGAAGATTACGCCATGAGGGATAACGCCGCCACTGCCATCTATCTGTGAAACAAGCGGCTGAACGTCAACCATACCGACAGGGGCTAACCCGCCGCCTTTCACAGCCACGACTTTCACAAGCGTTACCGTCTGAAGCCTCGACAGGATACTTTCAACGATATAGCCTATCTCTCCTTGTCCGCCTCGCTGTCCCGGCTGTTCAAAGCCTAATCTACTTTGCGACATTTACCGTCTCGCTTTCCGCGTGAGCCGCTTTAATGAATACTTCCCATTTACCGCTAGGGCTGAACGATTCAAGCGTGATATTCATACCGAAAACGCGCCATTTGCCGTTACAGGTAGGGATAATACTGTCCTCAATCTCAACCAAACCGCCAAAACGCAAGGCAGGGTCATAAAGGCAGGCAAACTGAACGCCTATCAGGTCAGGAACCGGGTAGCCAATCAAGCCGGTAGTAGGCTTAATTACCGGAACATCAACCATGCGCGGCGCACCTTTTGGCGCGATTGCGATTGTGTCATTGTCGATATACAAGTCCAAGTCGGCATTTTTTGCCAACATCTGCACCTTGCCCAAAGCGGAATCAGGTAAATACTGATTGCTCAATTTCGCCGTCACGCCGTTATTCTCAAAGGTCATGCCCATATCTCCGGCAAGTTGAGAAATGGCTTCCGCTACGTCTATCTCACCCTCAAAGCTTCGCGGCGGCGTTGGTACGATTTGATGATAGTATCCCGTGCTGCTCTCGATATTCAGGCAGACATCAGGCGCGGAACTGAAATCAGGCTTGGCAAACGTGATATTGCCCTTGTAAACGACAGACATTTTGTCTTTGTCGCCTGCTTCGATTTGGATCATATTTTGCAAGGCTTCTTTGGTGTTCCATTGAACCCTTAGCAAAGTCAGCATATTGCTCAATTTCAGCCCGAAGATACGCACGTTTGCGGTCGGCATGACTGAACCGTTTCCGTAGTTGATACGACATTCAGTCCGTAGGCCGTCAAAAACAAGTGTATTGTTTCCGTCTCCGTCAAAGTCCTTATCTTCGCCTGACAGCAGGATTGTGACCTTGATTCGCTTTTCTTTCAGACTAGGCATCTGTAACCCACCTTAAAACGAAACGCTTGCCAAGTTCTCCGAAAACAGGGTCATCGTTACCCTGCAAATCCTCGAAGTACAACTCCCCCACGAATGGGCGGAAAGATTCATTAACGATTGGCTCTTTGTTCAAGCACACGCGTCCACTGACTACCGGCACACGGTTTGCTTTCACGTCAATATACAGTTTGCCCAATCGCATAGTCAGCGCAATATCTACTTCCTGTTTGCCTAGCGTTACAGACAGCTTTTGCGACCTCTCGTCAGCTATTGGAATGGTATAAATTTTCATATCAATCCCCTGTAACCTTTGTTGCGATTTGGGACAATACAGATTCTTTTACCGGCTCCGGCGCGGTTGCCGTTGGTGCTTCTTTCGCCTGAACCTTGCCGCCGTCAGTCTGTAAGCCTGCTTCTGACTTGGTTTTCCGATACTCGACCTTAGCCAAACGCACCTCTTGAAAGTGGATATTGACCTTAATCATACGCGCCCCATTGCCAGCCTCTCGTATGTAGTCGTAACCAGTGATTGAGCAGTTCGGATAGACGGCTTCAGGCGTGATAATCATGAATAAATCGGTTGAGTTTGCGAACGTGCTTAATAACGCCAAAAACGCGCCACGCTGCACTACGCCGCCGGTTGCCTTAGTCATCATTACGCTTGCCTTGAGCGGCTCATTTACCTTGTTGTAACTCGAAAAACTGCCATTCTCGATAGGCGAATTAACGACAGATGATTTGTTTTCAAATCGAACCGAAGCCACATTGTCAGCCAGCAATAAAGGAATACCGCGCTGATTAAAAATGCCCCATTTTTCGCCGAAAACCAAGTTAATCAGTTGCGCACCGCCGAAGCTAATCAAGGCATTGCCGATATTGGGCGGCAACTTTGGCACGTTGGGTATGCCTACACTGTTCCACTTCATATAAAACTCCAGTAAACAAAAAAGGCCGTCTGAAATCAGACAGCCTCTTTGTTTTGGTTACATCTGCGCTACTGCGTACTGATTGGCGCGGCTATTCAGGCCGTCCATCGCATCTTGCATATTGCCCCGAACGGTGCTTGCACTGGTTTGGACATTGATACCGCCGTTAACCGTGATTTGCGTGTTTTGGGTATTGCTGACGTTATGAGGATTCGCCGCGCCTCGTGAAGCGTTAATGCGCCCCCGTTGGTCACTGAGATTCTGTGCAACAGCCTGACCGCCCAAAGGTCTAGACATCATTCCGCCTTTGCCTTTGTAAGCCATCATTTTATTAATGCTGTTCACATATCCCTGCGTTTCTTTCGGCGCATGAGACAGCCAGTCATTGCCATAGCGTTTAATGGCTTGGTCTAAGTTGCCATTGCCCCAGTTATACGCTGCAAGAGCTTTGTTATGGTCGCCGTTGTAATGCTTCAGCAACCATTGGAAATAACGTGCCGCTGCGTCACTGGAAGCGTCAAAGTCCCATTCCCTGCCTGATATACCGTAAGCCTTAGCCGTGCCGGGCATAAACTGGAAATGACCTTTCGCACCAGCGGCAGATGATTTCTTCATGTTGCCCTTGCGGCTTTCCTGCGCCCATACAGAATAAAGCATGTGCTGAGGAATACCATACTTCTGACTTACAGCAGACAGTCGGGAATCAGCGTTTGAAACGGTGTCTTTGGCATTGATTTTACTCAGCCAATCTTCTTTACCTGTAACGGCAATGGAAGATTGAGCAGGACGGTTAACACTTCGCCCCCTGAAGTTTCTCAAAGGGTCAACGATATTTACTTCAAAATTTCGATGAGCAAGACTTTTTACATAGTCCTCAACTGCTGTATATCGAATGCCTGACTTGCCGTCTTTGCCTTTGCCTGACGTGCTTTCAGCAATGTATTTCTTACCATTGATTACCACGACCGTGCCGGTATGCCCGATATTGTGATAACGACCTTTTGCATGATTGCCGCGTGATTCGCCCCAAACCATGCCAGCCTCAAGTTTGGAAATATCAACGCTTGCCCAGCCTCTAGCATTTTGAACCAAGCGTCCTTTGGCTACTTCACTCTGAATAATGCCAGCCGCGCCGCCTGAAGCGTTGATTCGGGCTTGTGATGCTTCCTTGCCGAACTGCTTTTGCAAGTCATCTACGACAGCCTTATTAATTGCATCAACGAAGCCGGAACAGTCAATCTTGCCTGTTTTGATGTTTTTTGAACCCATCTGATAGGTAACATCATCCCAAGCTTGAACAAGCTGCCCCCCCACATCAGTGCCGACAGTGTTAACAGCATTTCTACCGCCTGATAACGTGCCGACATTATGCCCAGTTGCTACGTCAACAGTGCCGGTTATCCTATCCCATGCCGCGCCTGCAAATGACTTCACAGCCTCCCAGCGGCGGTTAAATGCTACCTTGACCGCCTCGCCCGCGCCTGAAAAATCTCCCTCTTTCAATCGGTTGAAGATTTCGACAATATCCATCAGATACGGCATGAGGCCGTCTGACAGTTCAGAAGCAAGGTTTTTAAAGCCGTTCATCAGCGAACCGACAGACACGGTATTGCCATCAATGAAGCCTTTGAGCCTCATCCAGTCAAGCATACCGTTTGCGGCTTCCGACCAGCTTGTATAGCCAGTCGTCAGGTAGATGAACGACTTGCCAAGCGAATCAGTGGAAACTTTGGAACTGTTGATATAACTGGTAAAGCGGCCCCAATCAAATAGGGATTTACCACCCTCTGCCCAAGTTTTATAGTCGTCATACAGCAAGCCAAACGCCGCCGCCAAGCCTGTAACCGCTGCAATTAACGGTGTAAACGGCGCAATAAAGGCAAACACCGCCGCCGTTGCTGTAACCAGCATTGGGACAAGAAACACGCCGATAGCCGTAGCAATGCCAAGAAACACGCCTTTCGTGACGTGTTCATGTTTAACTAAGAAGCCTACAAAGCCGCTCACAATCTCCGTGAGCGTTGTCAACACTGGAATCAAGGCATTGCCTATCATCAGCTTCAGGCTTTCCCACCGTGCATTTAAGACGGCACGGGCTTCTGCGAGTTTGCGCGAGTTTTCAATATCCGCTTCGCTTGAGTGGTACATATCGCGCTGAATCTCAAGCATACGCTCCATTTCGGCGCGGCCGCGTGAAAGCGTGTTAAATGTACCGTCATCAATGCCCATTTGTTGGGCTAACGTGTAGGCTTGTTGGCGATCCATCGTGCTGAATCGGTCTGCCAAATCAAGCATTACATCATCAAGCTTTCGGGCTTTTCCTGTACTATCCAGCAAAGAAACGCCCAAAGCGTTGAAATACGGCAAGACGGACGTGTCGCCCATCATAATCAGGCTTTGCATATCGCCTGACAGGGTTTTCATGTAACCGCTCATGCCGTTGGCACTTTCGCCCGCCATCTCTGCCGCACCTTGCCATGCGCTCAATTCCTTACGCGCCATACCAAGATTTTTAGCAGTGGTGTCTAGTTCGCGGTTTGCTTTCGCCGCGTCTAGTGCCAGCTTTGAAAGGCCGCTTGCGCCAAGCAGTAAGCCTGTAAAGGCCGCAAAGCCCTTAATAGAAGCGTTTACGGTCTTTAGCAAGCCTTGCATTGAGACATCAGCTTTTTGCGTATCTACTACGCTCTTGCGCCGCGCCTCGCTATTTTCTTTGGTTGTTTTCGCGGCGTTCTTTTCCGCTTTCTCAACCTTTGAAACAGAACGCTCTAAGCGGTCGTACTGCTTTTCTGCTTTCGCCGCTTCTCCTGAAAACTTGGAAGAATCGATACCAAGCTCAAGAAATAACGTGTCTATAACAGTCGCCATAATCAAACCTTTCAGACGGCCTGTCGCCGTTTCTCTTGTTGCTGTCGGTTGTAGCCGTCAACACTCAGAACCTCCCATAGATTCAAAGCATCTTCCAAGCTATAAACCGTCTGCAATTCGTGCAAAGTGCAAAGACGGCTTGAAATTAAGCCACCGATAAGCGCGGACAGGTTTAAATACTCCATATCCGCGCCATAACCGCCACCGCCTAACTCAGGCCAGCCCCTTGTTGCAAAAAATCAATGTGCAGATTGAATACCTCCTTTCTGAACATCCAAAGATTGGTAAAGTCCTCTACATCGCCCAATTCCAAATCAAGCGGACGGGGCGAACCACCAGCAGGAATGAATTGCACACATTCCAGCAATTCATCCAACAGCGGAACAGCTATAGCAGGCGGAATCTTACCCAAAGCGGCAAATGCCACTTTAGCCAAGCCCATCATGCCCTCATTAGCTTCTCCAACATCAATGCCTGCACCAGCCAAAGCCAGCAAGACACGCATTGCCCAGTTATCAATCTTCGCCGCCGGCATTTCGGTAATTTCAAACTTCTTACCTTTGTCGCGGCCTTTTTCGATCGTTACGGTTTTGGTTTTTAAAGACATTAGGAAATTTCCTCTTCAGTCACTACGCCCAAGTTGAATGTGAAGCTGCCAGCATCCATGCGTTTTTTAGCACTAAAGCCAGCCATGTTAATCATGAAGCCTTTGGCGATACGGCGAATGCCCAATGATGGAATATCCACCTGAAACTCAAACGGGAATGTTTCCATTTGCTCAGTCATGCGCTCGTACATCTTGGCAAAGTGGGCGCGTGTAGGGCTGTTTGCTTCAAAATTGATAGTCAGTTGGTGTTCATGTTGGATATATGCGCCCGATTGAATACCATCCACGCCCATCACGGTCTCGCCAATGGTTGCGTCTGAAAAGTCAAACGCTGAATCTGTCTTATAGCCTTGCGCTTCGACAAATTGGTCGGTATAGCCCTTAGCTTTCCACAGCAAAACACTGTTGGCAGAAGTAAGGGTTTTAGGTGCGATTTGTGCCATGTTGTTACCTCAAAAAATTAGGCCGCCTGTTGTTTCAGACGGCCTGTAAGTTACAGAATGTTGATAGAACCCATATTGACGGAATGAACGCTACCGCCATCGGTGTACCATAATTTAATCGGCATTGATTCACGGTTGCCGCGTGTTTGCGCCGTTGCTTTACCGACATACAGGTAATAGCCACGCGCTTCGATTTGAGTAGCGGCATCTACACCAGCCTCGTTGTTGATGATTGCGCGTTGTTGCTCCGACAGGTCAACGCCTGCACGGATAGAACCGAAGTTCAGCGCCTCATCAATGGCGTCTTGGCAGGCGGCACGGTGCAACGCACGACCGACAGCGTTATATGGCACAGACTTGGCAGAAGTGAGCATAGTCATCAGTGCAAGCTGTAACTGACTGTTTAGGCGGATTTGGTTGACGTAGTTATCAAGCCATTTCCATTTGCCAGTCATTTGACCGGGATACATAAACAGAAAGCGGTCGTTAGCCGTTGCCCATGCGCCATAGAAGTTATAGCCGTTATCTTTCAGGTTTTGCGCTTCAGTTGCATCATTTACGTCCACTTCCAAGCCTGATTGGCCTTTGAAAGCAACAGTAATACGGCCTTCGCGTTCACTGAAATCAATGGAAGCAATCGCGCCACAAAGGAACGCCGCTTTATCCAAGCCGCCATAAACAGCGGTTGCGCCTGAATATTGGGATTCTTTCAGTTTCGCGCCGAAAGAGGTAGTGTTACCGGCTTGCAATGCGGCGGCTTCTTTGCCCCAGCCAACATAAAGGAAGCGTTCGTTTTGCAAGTTCGACCATTTAGCCAAGGCCAATTTATCTTCGATTGTCGGCTCTTCAATGGTCGTAAACGTTGCAAAGTTCAATGTAGCGGCGGTTAAACCTGCCATCATTTCGTCAACGCTTTCCGCGCCTGTACCTTTTGACACACGCGCACCAGCAGATTCACTCAAACCCAGTTTGTCGGCAATATCGCCAGTCGCAAAGGAAACAGTAGATTCTTTGCCGGTAGTGCCTGATACGACCTTAAAGGATTGCAACTGCTCTTCAAACTCAACCGTAGCACCCAGTGCCGCGCCGAGTTTTTGAGCCGCGTCAGAGAAGCTGGTAGCGTCTTTCAAATCAACGGCAGGGGCTTTTTTCTCCGCACCGTCAATGGTTACATTCAGCGAACCTTTGATTTTCTTCAGTTCGGCAAGGCTTGTCGTTTTCACGCTCGCACCAAGCAAATAACCGGCTTCTGCTTCGCTGTTCAATGCGTAGAAGTACAGACGGCCGGGCTTTTTGTTTGATCCGTCAAAGCCTTTGAAGTAGATTTGAGCGGCTTTATATTCGTCCGAAGTAAAGCCAAAATGCTCGCCCACGGATTCCGCCGTTGCAAACAGCAGGGCTTGGCCTGTCGGGATATTGGCATTTTTACTCAAGAAAACGGCGTTAAGCGCAAGAGGAGAACCGCCTGAACTCAACACCGATGGATTCACGCTCACAATTTGTGAAGCAGGAATTGATTTAAACATTTAATTTCCTTTATGATGGAATACGATTAATTGAAACAGACGCGCCCTCGATAAAGTCTTGCGCATGTGTAACAGTAGGGTTGTAGGTCAGACTTGCCGTGATACTCCAACGCGCTTCAAATTCCTGCTCTTCGTTTGTGAGCGGAATATATCGCGCCTCGTCCGTGTATAAAGGCTGACACACTTCCAGCCGCTCGCAAGCATGGTAATCACGCCACAAGGTCGAGAAAACGCGCACATTACGCCCTGAATCAACGCCGTAGAAATCAAGCTGCATAGCCACTTCTATGCTTCTTGTTACGTCTGCAAGGCCGTCTAATGGCCTCCATTCGTTTATCTGCGTGTTCATTTCCGATTCACGGATAATGTTCATCAGGATAAATGGCGCGTTTGGAAGCGGCACATTATTGGAATAGCCCTGTATCACTTCGCAATCAGGGAACAATCCAAGCAGATACCGCCTTACGTCCTTGTAGATTTCAGCCTGAGTAACGTTTAATGCTGTCGCCATACAACCACCTTGCACCAATCAGGCCACGATTCGGAAACCGACTTAATCAGCCATTCTGTAGGCTCTGATTCGCCATAAGGCGCAAACACCAGCTTGTCAGAACCTTTACCGGCAATGCGGCGCAATACCGAGAATTGACCCGTTACATACACATTGAGCATATGCCCTTGTTGTAGCAATCCGTCAAACTCTTGCCGTTCCTGACTGCTTAGGCTTTGGGTCTGAATGGTAACTTCTTCAGTGTCATAATTCGCCACACGCACACCTGCATCATCAGTCTGGTAGCCGTTATTCAGCATTAGTGTTGCGGTCATATTGGGATTGACAGCGCGTGTTACGCCGTTTGCAATAGCCCTCAAATTCATGCTCTTCCTTTCGCCTATTCAACAACTTCACTTTGAATCGCCCGCCATAAGTCGTCCGTGTCAATCAAAGGCTTGTTAAAGCCTTTTTTCTTCACGGTTGACGGCGCGTTTTCAGGCTCTCTGAAGTTCTGAATCGTCTCGACAATATCGCCTTTCACTTCCTCGCCAATCAACGCCAAAGCCTTGCCGACATCTCCGTCCGCGTGTTGCAAGATACTGGCCGCGTTATCCGCCCATTCGTCCTGCTTCTCCGCTATCGTGTTGCGGAAAAAAGGACGTGCCGGAATGGTAGCCGTACCGTATTCATTCCAGTAGGCCACCTGAGCCACGCTTACATCGCCTTTCCCGTCTTTGGCAGGGTATGTTTGCGTTTCCAAGATACCGACCCGAACCGTGCCGCCTGCCGCCTTACTGACAGCATTTCGCAAGGCCGAACGGAACTTACTACCGCCGCGCATAGCAACCACCCGGAACATATCGGAAAGCGCGATACTTCGCCGTCATCTGCCAGTAGGTTAAACCCCAAGGCGTTTGAGCGAACCATGCCGCTTTACCACTGACACCCGACAAATCCGCGCTGACCGATACGCTACCCTCAGTAGCCGAACCGATACGACCAACCAAGCCGCCTTGTTCTGCTCTTTCGTCCAAAGCGGCTAAATGGCGCATTAACAACATCAGCAACCGTTCACGCTCGCCCAAGTCTTTCACGATACTGCAATCAGTGTTATTGAGTAGCGTTTCAGCCTGAGCGAACCACCAGTCAAGCCGTACATTGGGCGTGTCGACAAATTGCGGGTAAACCTCGCGGAAAGTGTCGGGATTAAATACCACCACACCCATGATGTTACTCGTCTGCTTTGGTTACGCCGCCATTAGGCGCATCAGGATCAACTGCTTCCAAGCCGGTAGCGTTATCCGCTTTTTCCGCTGCTTCTGCTTTGGTATCAGCCGCCTTGTCATGGGCGAAGATGAAGCCGTTGCGAACCATTGCGCGGTCTGCGAAAGCTTCCATCCAAGCATCGAAAAATTCAGCGTCAACATCATAGGTAATACCATGACCGCCGATAACGCGTGAGCCTGTAGAACCGTTAATTTCAACGGTTTGGCCGTTCAGTTCGAGAATCAAACCGTTTGGCAGTTTGCAACCAATGATAACAGTTTTGCTTTTTGTGTTTTTTGCCATTTAGCCAGCTCCTTTTAGCTAACAGTCATTGTTGCAATACAGAATGGACGATAGATAATCGCGCCCCAAGTGCCTTGAGATTTCTTCTGTTTGATAGAAGAGGCTTCCAATACCATGTTATGGGCGCGCATTTTTTCGGTAAATGCACAGTCCAAAGTACGTTGGCCGTCCAATTCTTCGACAATCAGTTGCACGGTTTCGCCGCTTGTCGCTGAGTATTCAGGAATAGTCTCAACGCGCAAGTTCGGGAAGTTCTTTTTCAACTGGTCAATGACATTGACGTTGTATTGGTTGGTTTTGGTCAAATCAACGCTTGCGGTAGGGCTACACACCAGCAACAGAGGCGTATTCATATCAATCTTACCGCCTGTCTGTTTCAGCAAGGTTTGGAACAGTTTGCGGATAGATTCGTACACTTCTTCGCCAGTTGAGTTTGCCCAAGTTTTAGCGGCGGCAGTGGAAGCAGGCAATGACGGGTCATTCAATACGCCGTAGTTTTGCAAGCCTTTAACGCCAAACAAATACGTTTTGTTTTGGAAACGATTCAGGGCGTTTACAGACGCTTCGTTCACGCGGGCAACGTAGTCAATTTTGGCTTCACCGGCACGAGCTACTTCACGCTCACCCCAGCGGGTGAATACTTGGTAATGGTAGCTTTGGCGTTGAGGGAAGTTGACATTCACGCCGCTTACGCCGTTGTTGTTGTAGTCGCCATAAGAGGAAACTTCGCCAGTAGGCTCAACGGTCATGAAAGTAGCGGTTTCTGTTGTCCAGTCGCCTTTTTTCATTTCGCCGAAAACTTCAGCGGCTTTGGTAGGTTGCAGGATGATTTCGATCAGTTGAGGGTCAACATAATTCAACATCCATGCAGGGATACCGCTGTTGCCTACGGTAGTTAAACCAGGCTGAGCATCCATAGCCAAAGCAGCGGCGATTTTGTCGTCCATCAGCTTCTTGCCGCCACCCATAAAGACGATACCGGCATCGCGTTCCAGTTGGTTAAATGTTTGATTCATTGATTACTCCCAAGAAGTGATTTTCGCCAGTTCGCCAGCAGAGGCGGTTGAGGCTACTTTGAATTTAGTCAGGGTATAACCTGATTCAGTCGCTGTGGCAGATGATTTCAATGTGCCGTCAGTGTCTTTGGCAAATACGTTTTGGCCAATAACGGCACCGGCAGGGAAATGCGCCCAAAAGTCGCCACCAGTCATCAAGGTCATGGCTTGACCTTTCAGAATGGTGTTGCCTTGTTCATCCAAGAAGCCAGTAATGCTTGCTTGTTGTTCACGATGCACAAAGCCGATACGACCGTTAGTTGCTTTCTTGTTGCTTACTTTTCCGTCTGTATCTGCCCAAGCAAATACGCCGACAGTAACGCCGCTATCGCCTGCTACCAAAGCACCCTCGCCAGCCAGCATGGAAGCGTTAGGGTTTGTAGAAGCAAAATCCCCTGCAACGGCAGGGGCTTGGTATGAGTTAACTACTTTTTGAAATGGCATTTTTTAACCTTTCTTGATTCGTGCTAAACCTTTGAACTGCTTAGACGCGGCGTTTGCGCTGTCCATAGCAACTTTAGGTGCTGATTTACCCAACATGCCGACCATTGCACGATATGCAGATGGATGTACGCCTGACACGTCAACGCCTTGCTGTTCCAGTGCGAATTTGTACACATCTTCCGCGCTGTCCATGGTTACATCGCCGACAATATGCGCTACTTCGCGTTGAGCGGTTGCCAGTGCCTGCATACGTTTGCGTTCTTGAGATACAGCCGCTGCGATTGCTTTGTCCATGGCTACTTTAGAAATACCACGGTCTTGAGCTTGTTCAGGCGGTTGAGGTGCTTCAGATTCTTCATCCTCATCTTCGGCAACTTCTTCCACATCTTCGTCTGCGGCGGTTTCTTCTTCGTCTGTACCAACTTCTTCAGCAACTTCCTCGGCAGGCGGCAACTCGTTGTCGTCCTCGTCCTCGGCAGTCTGAACTTCGTTAGTCAACGAACCAATAACCTGCAACAGTTCGTCAGGGCTTAATTCAGCGTCCTGCGCCATCAAAGGCTTCAGAACTGCATGAATACGCGCTTTCGCGCCTTTCTTCAGTTTCATAACTTTCCTTTCTGAAAATGGGTCTGCATCGCTTACTACTACATCGCGCCCTGCCCGACCCACATCGACAAGGGCTACATGGTTACCAACAATATCGCGCATAACGCCGTCATAGCGCATGCCGTTAAATTCGCCTGGCGTCATATCCGCAACGTATCGATACGCGCTAGATAGCTCCATCTGCTCACCGCTTTCAATACCGGCAATAGCTTCTGAATCCCAGACGGCCAATGAGCATTTCAAATAGCCATCCTCGAATTTGGCATCGCTGCCAGTCGTACCAACAATAACGTCCTTTTGCGGCTCGTCTGCTGATACTGGAATATGCTTGCTCAATAACGGCAGGTTATTGAACGTCTGAACAGCCTTTTCAAGCTCTTCAGGGTCTCGCAACATGTAATAAACCTTTGTCGGCTCTAATCCCAATTTGTCATGATTTGGAATTTCGCTACCGTAATAAGGATTTACCGTTGCTTTGCTGATATTGGAAGTCTCAACGTGCAATCGGCCATCTTCATCATACGACCGCATGGAACGGTCTTGAGCTATCATGCACCTTGAATCTTTGGCAATCAGATATTTAATTTGTGGCGGCACTTCTTCGCCCTCCGGTATGTACCAAGTCTTTTGTTCAGAATCCCACTTAGCACCAAACTGCTTGGCTATGTTTCGTTGCTTATACGGAACGTTTAGAACTGTTCCGCCTTTACTGCTATTTGTTGATTTAGGCTTTTGTTGCAAATACGCCTTATCTTCAGGATCTTCAGCCGCTCCGTCCAGTTCGTAGCCATTCAAGCCGCCTCTGAACTTTTCCGATAATTCGCGCTCTTTCTGGCGAATCAAATCAATTGGCGCATTGCCGTTTACAAGCCTAGATTTAGGAAACCACACGCCGACCTTGATAGGCTTGTCATGGCCTGCAACCTCGCACAATGCGTTAACCATTACCGCCTTGTCAGTCTCTTTGGCAATGTGGCCAATATTTGTTTTTGTGCCGCTTGTCTTAGCAGTCTCAGACGGTTTAGCTTCTTTAAGCACATCGCCACGCCCCTCAAGCGCAAATAACGCGCGAACGGCATTACGGGCATTCATCTCAACCTGTTCTTTTCTCGCCTTGTTAGCGGCTTCCTCTGCCTTTTGTTTAGCTATGGTTTTTTCGCTCAATGGCTGCGCTTCTCCGACAGCCTCAACATTTTGGCCAGTAAGCTTTGCTAACTCTTGTTCAAGCCCTTTTTTTACGCCAACGATATGCCCATTCTTAACAGTAACAAGGTTTTTATCAATTGAGGCGTTATCAGGCATTCCATCAACACGATAACCACCAAAGATAGATTTTTCGGCTTTTATCGGCTCTTTAATTTGAATATGTGTTTCTTTCAAATTAATCTTGGCAGATGGTTTTTTCTTTGTTTTCTGATTTGATTTATTTAACTGCTCTTGGCTTGGTGTTTTCGCACCTACAAAGCTCTTCCGAACCTCGTTGATTTTCGTGCCGTTAAACTTACCACCCATGCCTTTAGTAACACGTCCTGATTCGTCTAACTCGACATGCGCCCCTTTACCCTCCGAACCGTTCGGTTTGACCGTTATCCACTTGTTATCTTGTGCAATCAGTCGCCGTGCCTTGTTCAGTATGGCCTTTTGCTTCTGTTTCATACTATCCCCATTTGATTACTGAACGGCTTGAACATCTACAGTTAATTTCTTCGCCCGGCTGAACCCATTTGCCGTCTAAGTACATTCCCTTACTGACATCAAAGCGTTTACCGTTTGCCGCTACATGGCTAGGGCGTGGCTCTTTGCCTGCGTGAGAATGAAGCCAAATAGCCTCAGTTATCCCAAGCTCTTGCCGTCTCGCTTTCTCAATAACAGCCTTTGCCTTGTTGGTTTGGTCTCGTGCAATAAACGCCGCTCGCCGCTCGCTTACGCCAAAGTCCTTGCGAAGCTCTTTAGATAACTGCGATATGGTGTAGCCAGCGTTAACCGACCGCCAGACGCTATCTTCAACACGGCTTAAATACTGCTGACCAATGGAACGAATCAAGCCGACATTGCCGCTCAACGCTACGTCAAAAGCGCGGCGTGTTGCTTCTGTCTGCGTGAATCGAACCGTTAGGCCGGCAGAACGTAAAGCCGAAAGAAACGCCTTGTCCGTGTGGCTCATTGAACGATGTAAAAAAGCCCCTGCAATTTCAGGGGCTAGTGTTTCCAATCGGTTGAACCAGTAACGGAATAAACGGCGTATAGCGGCTTGCAGGCCGTCTGAAAAGCCGTCTTGCGCCAGTCCTTTAGGGTAATGGCTGTCAATCAGGCTTTGCACGTCCTTGCGCATTTCCGCCAGTAATTTCTTCAGGCTCTTGCGATACGCTGCCTCCACTCCGAGATTCGGCATTATCGGGGGCAGTATCACTTCGTTGCTCTGTTTCATCACTCATTCCCAATCCGCCAAAATCATCTTGTATTGGCACTTCGTCAACATCAATGCCGTTATATCCGCTGTCAGTATCTGAAGCCAAGCGGCCGCGCACCTCTTCAGCGGAAATAACACCAGCCTGAATATATGCGACATCACGATCCGAATCAGACTTGCGGATAGTGGCAAGCTGCGATTCGTCCATTTGCGCCAACGGAACAAACTCAAATGTGATATTGTCGTCAGTCTCGCCGAATAAATGAAGCTGAACCAGCTTTAACACCTTATCCAGTGGGTCGCGCAATATGTTTTCTTGCAATGCCTTGATGTAGTCGTAGTAAACGGCTATCTCGCCCTCACTGCTTGCGTTTAATCCGCTAGGCGTTACGCCCAGTAATTTAACAAGCGGCGTATGGCTTGGCATTGCGAGTTGTTCCTGCGCCTGCGCCAATAACGCATCTAATCCGCTCAATGGTGTGTTGAATTGAAAGAACTCTTCGTTATCCTTATCCAACATCATCAAGCCGCGATTGTCTCTGAAGCGGTTGTACACTTCCGCGCGTAAGGTCATATTCACTTCTTCATCACAACCGCCTGACAAGATGGTCGACATATCTGTCTTAATGCCTGACAGTGAGAAGCTATGCAGTAGGTCGCTTATTGAATCAACCGTCCGCAACCATCGGTCAACATACGGCATCATCAACTGCGACATACTCACGCCGCCGAAGTTATAGGCTGATTTAAGCAAATCAGGTACAGGGCGGCTAATCAGCGTGAACAGGCGGCTATGATGAATCTCACGCCCCATTACAAACCACGATTTAGGCTTGTAGAAGTCTTTGGCTGTCGGGTCTGTCGTATTACATTGAGCCGGTGCCGTCCACATTGGCTCAATAGGAACCAATGCTTCTAAGCAACCTTTACCAATAGTCTTACTTGTCAGAAGAAGCGGATTACCCAGCTTGTCGTTATCCTGACCCTTAATTTGGATCATGATTTGACCGCGCCCAAAGAAGCCGTCTGATTCAATCGCCTTACGGAAAACATCACGAATGTTTAGTTTCTCGTAACACTCTTCAATCTGCTTAATCTTCTCGCTATTGTCATCCTCGCCGATAGATTTAATTTCAATCCATTGGCGTGTCATTTCGCTGGCCGTTGTTTCGGTAACGCTTCGATACTCTGAAATCTGCGCTAATTCAGCCAAGCGCGGATAGCCGATAAAGCCGGTATTAAAAAAGCAACCTGCGCCAAATGTGCCTAGGTTGCTGTTACAGTCCATCGCTATTGAATTATTCGCCTTTACACCGTCTGGAAGCTCCGGCATATCTAACCCATACTGCTGAACAGTTTTATCGGGCAATTCCTGAAGCAGTCGGCGCAAGGCTTTTGCATTTACAGCCTTTTGCTGTTTCTTCTTTTTACTCATATTCTGCTCAAAATGTTTGGATTGATATTCAGGCCACCTTGTACAGGCGCAAACGCCATAATCAAGGCATCGGCACGGTTAGGGCTTGGAATGCCTCGTTTCGCCATATCCTTTTTACTCTCAACCTTAACACGTCCGTTATTGTCATAATCAACACGCGGTCGGCTTAATTCGGCTTTGAGATACTCAAGGTCTTTAAGACTGCCTGATATGGATATAAGCTCGTCAACAGGATAAGCGTCCCCAAACTCGATAGCTCGCCATGTTTTATAAAACCGTTCGCGCACCATCCACCAAGCCTGCGCTTTGATGTTTGAGAACATATCCTTATTTTTCTTGTCATCAGTGTATCGGGCTTCAGGCTTAAATACAGAACCACCGGCATTAAAACCAATCGTCTGCACTTTACCAGTCTTACGCCTAAACTGCGCTTTCACACCAGCCCCGACGCCGATACTGTCATAGACAATCTTATCGGCTTTCGCCTCTTGTCCGTACAGATAAACCTTGTCGGCGGAATAGATAACGTCTTGGCCGCGCCATTCGTCCATATCGATAACGACAGAACCGTGGCGCAATATTGTTGCACTAGCATCATCGCCTTCGTCTGCAACGTCAAAGCCCAGTATTCTCTGTCCGGTCGCTTCAAATCCCAGCTTGATATGCGAATCAATCGCCGCGTCAATCCATTTAGGTTTGATTACAGACAACTCGCTATCTGCTACCGGCTCGCCTAACCATATATGGCGGTAAAGGTCATAATCACGCGCTTTGCATGATTCGGCTTCTAAACGTAGCACTTCAGGCAAATAGATGTTGTCGGTGTAATTCACGACAATATCGACCATATCATCAGGCGGATTGACTACAAACCGCTGATAGGTAGGGTCTAGGATATTCTTCGGATTCCATGTAAGCCAAATCTCCGACCCTGCCTTACGGATAGTCGGGATTAGGATATTCCAGCTTTCATCAGAAACGTTTTCAGCTTCCTCAATCCAGCATATATCAATCGCTTCAATGGATTTGATTTTTGTCGGGTTGTTCTTGATACCGTAAAAGAGAAATTCCGATCCAGTCGATAGATGGATAATGCGGTTACGCTGTACTTCAAATTCCTGCGTATAACCTGCCCTGTCTATTGTGTCGGACAACAAAGAGATTACGGAATCGCTGATACTGTTTTGAAGCTCACGGCCGCACATAATGCGAAAGCACCCTTTTCGAGCAAGCTCAACCAAAACAGTTGCAACCGCCCACGATTTCATGCCACCACGTCCACCGCGCAAACTCTTGTATCGGTGCTTTTGGATTAGCGGTCTGAATTTAGGGTGTAGCTTATTCTTCATCGCTCAAGAACAAATCGGAAAGTTTCACATCAGCCTGTATTGCAAGGTTGCCTGTAATTTGTTGTTCCACCTTATCGCCGTATTTCTTCGGCGCAATCTTGGAAGCCGCCCACTTTCGGGCATCTATCTGCAATTTTGCCTTTGAAACTGCCGCGCTCTCTGCTTCTGCACTGTCGGCAATCTCGATAATTTCTTCAGCGAAGTAATCCGCCTGTTTTTCTCTCGCGCGCGCGTATTGTTCCGAAAACTCTTTATTCTCAATCAGCCACTTGCACACGGTTGACGTTGTAGGCATGCCATCTTCAGCGCATATTGAGCGCAAGCTTCTTCCATTTGCGATTTTCTCGCATATCGTTTCCGCCATCTCGTCGCTGTATTTACTTGGACGGCCTGTTTTGCGTTTTGTGTCGCTCATAAACCCCCCTTAAAAAAGAAACCGTCTAACTCCGACCACTCTCAGAATTAGACGGCTAAACACACACTCGACTCGTAGGAAAAATGGAACGCCCTACACCGTCAAGGCATAGGGCGAAGTGCAAGAACCGCTTTACAGCCTGTCATGGCAGGCGACCGTCAGGCCGGGCAAACGCGTTTCACTTGCTCCGCGTTTTGTTGAGTAGCAACAAAGTAAAGTGGGGCGCGACCCCCTGTTTATTTGGAAGCGTCCGCGGCATCTTCCTCAACGGCTACGCCGCCCCTTTGCCGTCGCCAGTTATGGCATGGCTGGAAACCTGAAATTCAGGCACTCTGAAAACAACAAACCCCCTGCATATGCAAGGGGTGTGATGTTTACTTGTTTCTCAACTGTCGATAATCAATAGCTCTACCATATGAGGAATTATCTATTGTTGGATCTGACCGAACCATTTCGATACAGCGGTTTTGTATGATGATTTGTTGGTCTCTCCATTTACTTGTAGGCAGTTTGCCATTAAAAATTTGGGTTCGGATTTGGCGTGCCATTGCTATTAAATCCTGATACGAGGCCATAGATGACAAAGAATAAGCATCATCCCTAGCAATAGATTCCATAGCATAAGTACTGACTTTCTCATCCGCCGCTTGAAGAGAATATTGTCCAGTATAGGCAAAGTTATAAACATTTTGAGCGGATGAAACAAACCCTCTCAATGTTTGGCATTGCTCTGGCCCATCATCTCCCGGCGGTAATATAGATTTTACTTCCGCTAAAGCAGGGGTGGAAACAGCCAACACAATAATCCAAAACAAATTTTTCATGATATGTTCTCCAAATTAAACCATTTTCGTAACATATCCAATCTTTCTATTTTATGCAAGCATAAAAAAACCGCCCTATAAAGGCGGTTTATATAGCTATTTCCAAACTATAGCATAATTGTATCAAAAAGGTTCAACGATTGCAACAGGATAAATACATATTCTTTTTCAAATCCGCCTTTTACGTTACACAAATGCAACATATCGTCTTGGCTCAATGATTTTACAGGCTCTAAACTCATCGTCCAGCTTGCGATTTATGGATTCTTCGAGCTGTGCAATGATACCGCTCACTTTCTTCCTATGCGCCCATACCGTGCCTTTTGATAGGTCGTATTTGTCCATAATCTCCACCTGCTTAGGAACTTCCCTCAAGATATTCGACACCAGCGCATCACATATCAGCAAGTTCACACCGTTGTTCTGCTCTTCGATATAGGCGGTAATGTCCACAATTCCGCTCAAATCCTCGCTGTATTTACACTCAACCACTGCAAGCTCGTGCCGATTTAATACGCGCTCTATACGGCTGATAATCATCGCGGCGTTTGCGTGTGTTTCGGCTTGTGTCAAATCGCCACCGCCACCTGTAACGCCCTTGCTCTCGCACCAAGCGCAAACTGAAGCTGTGTTGTTTAACGGCTCCATTCTCACGCCCCTGATTTTATAAACATCCGCTAAAACCTGCTCAACCGTGTGATACATCTTTGCCCTTAAAATTCCCAAATTAACCCGAAGTTACCAGCCGCCCACGCCTGCAAGCGGTTCTGATAGTCTGTCATTTCCGCCGTGTTTAGCGTGGTCGTGCTTATCGGCGTTTTAAGCTCCGTTCCGTCCGGCATAGCTTTAAGCTCATAGCCAAGAAACATCCCTTTGCAATATTCGTGCCACGTTTCCGCGCTGTATCGCCTACCGTTAACCCACGCTTTATCTGCTAATTCGCCGTAGATTTTCCATAACCGCCTGTTCTGCTCTATACTCCGTTTTGATTTATACGGGCGGATCGTGATGTCTAAATTGCCATTCTCAAACCACCCGTTCAGGTTGTCCCAAATCGACCGCATGACTTCCTTTTTGTTTTTCGGCGTCAGCGTGAATTTCGCCTCATTCATTCAAATGGCCTTTCACGCTGATAATCCCCAGTTCTTCAAGACGGCGACCGTAAAAACCTTTCATTTTTTTAATATTGCAAACGGTTTGTGCGCAAACCCCAAACTGTTTGGCAATATCTCTGTATTTACCATGCGCCTTAAAAATAGATACAACGTCGGCAATATCGTTTAATTTGCAATTAGCCCCTGTTTTAATTAAACCTGTTTCAATAGCATGACTAATATTCCCCTTGCTTGTAACCCACTCCAAATTAGATGCATCATTATTGCTTTTATTGCCGTCCTTATGATTAACTTCGGGGTAATTTTCAGGATTTTTAATAAAAGTTTTTGCAACAAGCCTATGCACCATCTCGTATTTACGTTCTCCGTTTGTTTTATTTAACCCTATGAACCTATACCCAGATTTCTTCTTGCCGGGTTTTAGTTTTACAACCTTACGGCATAACGTAGAAAAAACATCGCCGTTCGAAAAGATGATGTAATCGGGATAATCCGACAACACCACTCCTCCCATTTCAATTAGGCGTAAAACTTCTGCGTCTCTCTCCGCTTCCCTATTTGCCCGTATCTCGTCATAATCCAAACCGCTTTTCCAATTCAAACTGTCAATAGCCATTTAAAATCTCCACAACCTGTTTTAATAATTCACGTTCTGTCCCATATACCGCTTCAAACGTTCGCGGCGCGGCATGAAAGGCAACCCCTACTCCACCAGTCCGATGATGTGCAGGGCATAGCGGTATCGTCTCAAAATGGCTATTACGCCTACCCATGCCTGCGCCGTTTCGGATATGGTGTACCTCTGCCGGTATGTTGTATCGCCCCTCATTACGACAGACGATACAACCGATAGAAGCCACACGCTCAAGGTGATTCTTTTCCTCTTTGGTTTTACTCATTCGTAAAACTCCACCAATACCGAACCGCCTTTTACCGGCGGCGCACGGTCAATAATAATTGGGCAAAACTCACTGTCATCACAGCCAATCGCAAGCGCAATACCATCTAACGCTGCTTTCATGCTTGCGTGCATATTGTCTAAGTCTCGCCGCCTCCTATCGGGCGGGGAAAACAGCAATCTAAGCTTCCTTTGCTGAATCCCCTTTAGCCCGGCTCTTTCTGCAAGCGTGTAAGCCTCATTCTTTGCCGCCTTAAAAACTTTTGCCTTAACGTGAGGATTTAGCCGTTTATTCGGGTTTAAATCCTTGTTAGGGTAAGGAAGCAATACAGACTTACACGGCTTTTCTATCAATACTGACAATGCCCACCCCAATCATCGTCATCGTCTTGGTTGCGTACTTTCTTTGCGACCCATTCGACAAAACCAATCGCCAACACCGTAACCGATACGCAAATCAAAAATACCGAGAATTTCATAAATAGCTCCATTTCATGCCGAGTTGTTTGTAAATCTTTTGGGCTTCCCCTGCTTTCCAATACTGGTTACTCAACAGTGGGAATGCCTCGTTTGCAAGCTCTGCCGAAACCTTCATGCTCACCACGCCGCGATTGGCTGAAAAAATTCTCTCTTCGTCTGCGTCTGTAAACTCTTTTAGCTTCCTGCGCCTGCTAGGTAATTTGTCCTTTCTGGCCTTGTAGTATTCCGCAATATATTCAGCACGGCATTGTCGGCAGTGCACGCTGTATTGCTGAATTCCTTGTTTATTTAAGCCTTTTTTATGAAACCCGCTTATCGGCTTTCTTTCGCCGCACTTAGAACATCTCCTAGTTTCCATCTCGTTCATCCCCTTTTAATTCACATCCAAATTCATCAATCGGCGGCATATCTACCAAAACAGTAATTCCGATAAGTGCCGCTATTACACCAAGCCCAATTAGAAAAAGTGTCATCATTTTCGGCCTCGCTTGAATTTATTGCGTTTCAGCAGTTCCAACTCAGCTTTCAGACGTTGGTTTTCTGCTTTCAGTGTTGTATCTGCTTTGATTTTCGAGATTGCGATAATCTCTGATTTCACTCGTGCAAGCTCTGCGTTCTTCGCTTCGATTTCCGCTTGCAGTTCTTCGATTTTCTGCGTTTGAGCGGTCATCTTTGCCATCAGGCCGTTGGAAGTGCGTTTTTCTTCGTTCAGACGGCTGATTGTTTCGGATAGATTCTCGCTAACCATTTCCGCCGCCTTTTCCATTTCGGCCTTTTCGGCAACCATGCCTTCGTTTTCTTGCTCCAGCTTGTGCATCATGTTGGTGTATGTGGCCAATATGTCCTCGTAGCTTTCAGCCGCCGCCATGTAGGTTTGTTTAGGCACACCGCCTAATCTGTAAATTAACCAATTTTTCATTTCGTTTTCCTCGTTAAAAGTGGCTGACAATGTGTTTTATTAAATCTTCAGGGATTGATGACCGCACGATATGACGGCTTCCTTTCCATTCTCTAAATGCGAATTTCGCGCGTTTTGCCTGTTTTAAATTCATCGCCACGCCTGAAGCGAAACCAGTCCTTTTAAGCGGGAAATCATCGCTATATGCGGCATAACAGGCTACATTCTTTACAAAACTCAACCCCTCGCGCTCCAACTTGTCAAAAATCATTGATGATTGAGGATTCTCAATAACAAACGGTATTCCCAAAGCCTTGACTAATTCAGCCGTAAACAACGCTGTTAAATCGCCATTCACTCCCTTTCTCAAATATCTGGAATAGACAGCAGGGATTTCAGGCGCGTTACGCTCAACCAATTTACGAACTGACACAAACGGGTGTTCTTTCCAGTTTTGAAAAGTTCGTAATGCCAGGCTGTTTTTATCTCGGTAGGCGTTCCCATTATTTCCTGCTGTTGCGAAGCTCCAAGATTCACACGGCGGACTTGCCATCAGTAGGTCGAAAGGCTCTTTTTTGTGCATCTCGACAAGTTTTTTAATGTTTTTCATATCCGACAAATCCATAACAATGTCGGCGTTACCAATTCCTACCGATACGACCTCATGGTCTGGCAGTGCTTTTTTCACACTGCCGTTCCCATCGTCAAATAAAGCTAAAATTCTCATTTCTTCATTTCCTTTTGTTGCGCCATTCTTCAAACTTTTCGCGCCGTTTTTGGATCACGATTTCATCGGCTGGCTGGAAAGCACTTCCGCCGCTCCAGTAATCGCCCTTGTCGCACTTGTAGCCTCCGAAGTAGAAGCTCGCCCGTTGCTCAGACGTTTGCGATTTCTCGCATTTTGCAAATCCTCTCATTGGCGTATTGGCTTCTGATTGGAAGTTTGC